CCTCCACCAGTATTTGCTGTAGCTGCACATCCTGGAACACCAGCTCCACCAGCAGCTGTTCCACCTGCTCCGCCACCGCCTGTCGCTGTTCCACCAGATCCACTAGGTGCTGAACCACCTGAACCACCTCCACCTGCTCTTTGAGTAGGTGTTGCATTAATAGATGATGTTGCTCCTGTTCCACCAGATGCACCTGGACTACTAGGAGTATTACCTTGTCCATCTTGTCCATCTCCACCAGCTCCACCTCCTCCAGAAGCATTTAGAACTGCACCAGGATTTCCACCATCTCCACCAGGATTACCTTGTGGGGGATTAACAGGAGGTGTATTCCCTGCTCCACCATCAGTCCATCCATCTCCACCTTCAGATGATCCACCACCTGATCCACCAGAATTACCTGTTGCATTAGTACAAGGAGAAGAAGCACCTGTTATCCTAGATCCACCTCCACCACCAGCTGTAGATGTAATTGTTGAAAAAATTGAATTATTTCCATTAGCTCCCCTATTAGTTGTTCCACAAGAGTTGGCAGCAGAGCCTGCTCCACCACCACCAACTGTAATTGGATAACCCTGTATTGAAACTGGTAAAGCTGAAACGCCTGCTCCTAATGGACTTGCTGTATAACAACCACTTGCTGCACCTGATGATTCTCTAAAACCACCTGCTCCACCTCCACCACCACCATAAATTGATCCACTAGAACCAGCACCTCCACCACCTCCTCCAGCGACTACCATATAATCTACCGTAGTTGATCCACATGGGTTTCCTACTGAAGAAACACAAAAAGTTCCAGGTCCAGTAAAGGTATGAATTTTGTAATTTCCACATGTTGTTTCTGTTCCACCTGTTGCAGATATAAATGTTGGTAATTGAAAAGATGCATCATTTGAATTTACAACAACCCAACCTTGTGTCGCATCTACATAAACTACTGTAGCTGTCTGTCTGTTTGTAGATATACCACCATTACCTGTACCACCTTCAAAATTTGATCCATTTCTTGCTAATGTAATAGCATTTGTTGCAGCTGTTCCTGCATAATCCGCTACAGCAACTATATCTCCAGCACTAGGTGTTGCAGGAAGTGTTACAGTTATCGGTCCAGAAGTTGTGTTAACAAAATAACCATTTCCACTTACAGCAGTAAAACTAGCCGTCTTCGCTGTAGTGTCCCAATCAACCGTTCCAGTTCTTCCAAAACCAGTCTGCGTTGCACCAGCTGCTAAAGTTACTGTATCACCTGATTGACCAATCGTTAATGTTGATCCGCATTGTGATGATATTTGATTAACTTCTATTTTTGACATTATACTATTACTAAAGTCCCTGTTACTGTGATTGTTCCAGGTACTGTAATAGGTCCCGCTAGTACACCATTTTCGATGGTTTGCGTACCGTCAATTGTACCTGCTTGATTTGGTATAAATTCATTAGGGGCTGTTCCGCCTCCAATATATTGGATTCCATTTACTATTGCCGTCATTGTTCCTCCTACGAACTAATTGTGTCGATGTATGAAGTAACTACATCTAAACTAGATGCAGTATCACTAACTGCTTCAAGTACATCTCCGCTTTTTAAAACTATCTTCGCTCCACCTTGAATTAATTCAATTGCAGAATTTGGTGGAATTGCAACTCCTTTTGCTAAAAAGTAATCACTACCACCATTTGCAATTTTAACATCAACTAAAATAGTAGACGATACAATGTTACAACATCTGATTCCAATAACTGCATCATAATTACCTGCAGTCAATAAAGCTTGGTCTGATGTTCCAATTTGTCTTTGAAGATCGTTTCTAAAATCTTGTGCCATATTTTTTTCCTATTTATAACGCAACAGCCATTGCAAGTGCAAAACCTGCTGAAGCTGCTCCGACTGGTGTACCTGTTGCGTCCAGATAAACCGATTTACTTGCAGGCATTGTACAAAATACATCTAATGTACTTGAACCACCTGAATTAAAGTTAATCTTTGAAGTGTTACCTGCAGAGTTACTTAAAACTGTATCTCTTTGTAAAGTTGTAGAAGCTGATAAAGTTCCTAAACCTACCTCAAAGTTTGCTGTGCCTTGTTCAAAGATAGCGTAATAAGTTGTATTAGAAGTTCCAATACCACTATTAAATGTTATGAAACCAGTTGCAGCACCTGCAAGTGTAATGTCACCTGTGCCTTGTGTTGTACTAGTTTCTTTTACTCTATCATTTATAACCAACGCCATAAATTTTCTCCTTAACTCATACTAATAATTGCATTAGCAGGTGTAGCAGGATCAGGAAACGTAATAGTAAAAGTACCATTCGTTGCTGTCTTGTTACCACCAAAATCTAAAACCACTACTAGTCTATTTGCTGTACCATCAACTGTATCCGTATTATATATCGCTGCAAAAGCTGCAGTGAAAGATGCACTAGTATAACTAACATTATCAAAGTCTACTGATGCAACTGCAGTGCTTGCTGCAACTCCAAGATTTGTTAATGTTTTAACAGAATAGTTAGTGCCACCTGTTGTATCTACTTCACCATTACCAGTTCCTAACAAAGCAACTGTTGATGAAGTTGTATATGGATTAGTTGTATACAAAGAAATTTTAAAAGTGTTTCCTCCAGAAGCTTGAAAGTCGTGTTGTCCAGAAAAGAGTGCACCTCTAAAACTAAAAGGTATTATATTTGCCATATTATTTTATCTCCTTAATTACTTGATGGTGGTTTTACGTTTAGTTGAGCGCGAACTTCACCATCTTGATATTCGTCTCTGCGTCTTGTACCGATTTGCTCGATAGCATACGATTCTAAAGCTTCATTATATTGCGCTTGATAGTATTGTAACATATCCTGCGGACCTTTCAAGTATCCATATGCATTTACCAGACAAGCGTACAAAAGTAAATCTTGATATTTGTTTGATAGATAAGTTCCAGTTGTAGCCGGAGCGGGACTTGAAGTTGTGTCTGTAATAGAATCTGGCTCTTTGTCATAAGCTAGTGTAATTTCGTAAGTTTTATCAGGCGTTGGGGCCACTACCCAAAAGGTTTCATCCCAATTAGCATAGTATTTTGGAATATCTACAGCCTGTGTACCAGGTGTAGAATAGTATTCTGCCATAAAACTAGTGTCTCTTTGTTCTAAATAGAATTGATTTCCAGCCTGATCTTTAAATTGTACATATCTAATTGCTCTTAAATCAGATGGAATAGTTACATATCTGTTTCCAATAATTGCATTTGATGTTGCATAAAATACATTTTGATCTGTGTCTATTGCTCTTGTAATTTTGTTTTCTGCATTTTTTATTATTGTTGATAAAACAGAATCAGATAAAACTGTGCTACTAACTTCTGTATAGTTTCTAATATCAGTTCTTAAGTTATCTAAAGTGTATGCCATTATCCGTTTACTACCTCAAGTGTTACTGGTCCTGCTGAACAGTTTGCTCCACCACCTTGTATATTACCTGATGTAGCATTACTAGTACTAGTTATGTAAAAATAATTTATTGGAGTTGTTAAAGAATCTGTTGTTGTAGCTCCTGTAACATTACCTGCTGAATCTATTTGACCTAATGCAATAGTAAAACCATTTGCATTATTTAAATCACTTACATTGTCAAATGTAGGAATGTTTCCAAACGATTGTAAATTTTTTAAATCTGCTTCATCTGCACCACCGGGTCCTGCAGAAGTTACAACAGGAGGTCCTCTAAATCTTACAATATCACCTGCAGATCTTTGATGATCTTCTGAAAAAACATTTACGTAAGTTGTGCCACCATAAATAATAGATGTAAATGGATTGTTACCTAAAAGTATTAAACTTGTTTTAGACGCTGGTTGTGGTCTTGGATTATATAAAGCTTGTGCATCTGATCCAATTGGTTTTGGTTCTAGTTGTGGTTGCTTTGGTTCATACTCTGAAGTGTGAACTAAAAATCCATTCCATTCTCTTACCATTTCATCATAAGGAAATGCCATTCCTGATCTATCAGAAATTGCTAATGCGTGTTTACCTGATGCATACTTACCCATTATACTCCATCTCCATAAAACGTTTGTGGTGAAATGAAAGTAGATGTACCTTGATTGTCTGCATCAAGTGCTCTTAACAATTCACTTTCATATCTTCTTTCTAATTCTTGACTTCTATCTGGTGAATATTTTAAACTTAAGTAATAAGCTAATCCAGACATCATACAAGGATAGAATCTATTTACTACATCTGATGTATTGTTATAATCTCCAACATCTTGAATTTTAGATAAATAATAAAAACAAAATTGAAAACTACTTGGTGTAGTTGTGCTTGATACACTTGAACTTGGTGTCGTATATAAAAATACGCTTGGATTTAATTTTCTATCTACATAATATTGTGAGGGTGTACCTTTAGCTAATTTGTTTGGTGTTTGTGAATATGTTGATCTATCAATTTTTGTAAGTGCTACATCTACTGGTGCAGTTGTAGTAGAATTATTTCTATAATATGCTTCTAAAACTGTATCTATATCATCAGGAAAATTTTCTGAATCAGATGCATAATTGTATTCTGCTTGTCCTTCGACTAGTGGTACTTTAGCTAGTTTTACTTTCCATAAATGAACACCTCTATTACCCCATTCTTGAAACATAATATTTAAAGAACGTCTTGCAGATCTTAATTGATAACCTGTTCTAGTTCCTTTCATACCTGTTCTCTCAAATGCTTCTTCTATAATATCATCTATTTGTGGATTGAATTCTGTAGTTTCTGAAGTAGGTGAAATAGTTTGTGCAGTATTACCCATACCACTATGAACTGTACAGTAATAAAATAATAAAGGTGCGCCTGTAGTTCTAACGGGTGCAACATTAATAGTTACTTTAGCTCCAGCATTTCCAGGAACTCCAGTTGTAGTTACGCCTGTAGTGTAAGCAACACCTGCTGGTGTTGCGTGTGTACCATTAGCAGTAGTTGAAAAAGCTAATTGATGGGTTAGGTTTGTACTATCTGATTGGTCGAAGATATAAGTATTGCCTTCTTGTAAATACAAGACAACATTAGCCTCTCCGTTAATATAAAATTTATTACCGGTACCGTATTGATTAGTTCCCGTTGCTACGGTTACTGTGTAAGTTATTGTAGCCACAATTTAATCCTACGTAAATGTTATAGTAACACCAGGTGTTGCAGTTAAATCTAAATAAATTCCGTCGTCAAATAAAATTCCAGAACCAGGAACATAAAAATCTATTCCTTCAGTTCCAAATTTAAATGTAGCTATTACACTTCCAGCTGCTCCTCCAGATTTAAAAATTATACTAGAACTCGCTGCACCTTCCGCTTGAATTCCTGTTATTCTAGCTCTTTGTCCTAAAGGAACCATTTGTGCGTCTGCTGTTGCGTGGGCTACCTGTTGATCACTTGAGTATGATGCCATTTGTTTCTCCTGTTAAATTTTGTGTGGGCCGAAGCCCACACTCAATTAATTATTAACTTAAGTTTCTGTTTTGTAAATACAATACAGTAGCTGTAGCTGCACCAGCTGTTGCTGCAGTTCCAGTTTGATTGTAAGTTGCTACGACTTGAACGTCTGAAGTACCTACATCAATTAAGTTTCCAATTTGAGAAACATCTGAAGTAGCAAGAACTCTTGCTTGAGCCCCAGCTGCTAATGCATCAGCAAATTGATCTGCTGTTGAACCATCACCAAAATCAATAGTGTTAGTTGTACCTGCATTAAAAGCAGTTGTAACATCTAAAGTAATTTGAAAGATTTGGCTGTTCGCTGGTAAAGTTGCAATAGTTGTTGTTGAACCATTTGCACCAAAAACAATGTTAGCTGATTGAGCCATTAACACAAAACCTGTGTTTGCTATGTTATCACCAACAGTTGAACCAGTTGTGTTTGATATCGTTCCCGCTTTAATCGGTCCCGAAAATGTAGTTGTTGCCATTTTATATTCCTCCTAGAATATCTGAATACTGTCCTCTAGGGTTGTCGACTATACGCGTCAGTATTCATCGTTTATTTAATGTATAGTGTTTAGAATATATACTAGTTTTTAGTAGAGCGCAAGAGAGCCTGTAATGTGAAATGATTTTTCAACGATGTAGCTTTTTATTAAGTAGCTACAGAAACTTGGGGAACCGTTTCATTAACCTTATTATCTAAATGAGCTTTTTGTGCTTCAGCCATTTTAATATGGTTAATAACTTCTCTTACCTTATGATCTATTTTGACCATATTGAGAGTATATCTACCCTCGTTAAGATGCTCCTGTTCCCAGTTCAACTCCAAGGACCTTTTTTGTTTGTAAAGGTCTTCCAGATGTTTTTGCATCGATAACCTCCTCAAAAGTTATTCTATTTGTCTTGGAATCATAACTGTTTCCAAGATATTCCCATTTTATACTGTTATCTCCTAGTTTGTCAACTATTGAATTTTCTATAGATTCTGTAGTATCCGCAGGAGATTCTATTTCAAATCTTGCGTGATGGTCATAAGCCCAAATATTTATGAGGAATTTAGTCATTTTCTCACCCTATATTAAAAAAGGGGCCGAATTGTGTCCGGCCCCTTTAAAATTATTGGTTACGTTGCGTTTGAACCAAAGATACCTCTTGGATCAGAGAATCCAAAAACATATCTTTCTCTCGCTTTGTATCTAACGTTTCCAGTATCAAAGTCACCTTCCATTGAAGTTTTGATAGGTGATCTGCTGAAATGTTTAAGACCATTAGGCACATCAGTTTTGATGAAGAATTTCTTCGCAGCAGTTAAGTAGTTATTTACTACATATCCACCAGAGATCATTCCCATATTTCTGATTGCGTTAATGTCATTGTCAGCTGTACCAGTTCTGCCTGCAGAATTCATAAGTCTGTCAGCAGTAAATTGAAGAGCTGAAGGAATTATTAATTTAACTCCTTGCGCCGCAATTTTTAGGCCTCTTTCATCAGTTAGTGCAGCAATGTCAATTAAAGACTGCTCTAAAGATGTTTCATTAAGTTCAGCAGGTACTGCTAACTCGTTTGAAAAAGTACCAGCTAATGTAGGGTGAACATTAGAACAAAGTTCTACTCCATCACCGCCAACAAAGCTGCTGTCAAACGCGTTATTTAAAACCGCTGCGCCTTTAATGTTTTTTGTAGACGCCATAGATCTTGCTAAAGCTTTTGTATATCTAGACGCAAGTCTATCATACAAGTTGTCCTCAATCGCTTCTTCAGTGATTGCGAACGCTAAAGCGATCGTTTCGTTAGTATAACGAGCTGTGAAAGTTTCTTGTGCATCGTCGTAGCCAACCCCTTGACCTTCAGGTTTAACTGCCGCGTTTGCGAAACCAGCTAACATTACTTCCTCTTCGAAAGCTCTGTCTGATGATTCAGTGTCGAAAATTTCAGTCCACTGCTCGCCGTATTGTTTGTATTCCAGACCGAACAAAGCGTTCAAACCTGGCTCTAGTTCTTTAACTAGTTGTGCTCTTGATATTGCCATAGTTATTTATCTCCTATTCGATTAGTTATACAAGTTACTAGCTTGTGCAATCGATACTACAACGTTCGCACCTACTGCTGTTAGATCATTGTTGTCTGGATCGTCAGCTGATCTAACTAATTTAAACATTTTAGTTGTTGCTGCTCCGCCACCAATGTCTAAAGTAATAGTTGATTGACCGTCTTTAGCATCACTTGCTGTAAAGCTGTTTGTGTTATAGCCAGCATCTCCGATCATAGCTTGAGTAACTGCCGCGTCCGCTTTAATAACATATTCTTGTTGCGGGTTGTCATTTACAAAACCTATTCCGTCGTTGCTACCTGTGTTATAGTCAGTTCCAAATGTTGTGCTTGCTGCAACTGAATTAGCAAAAGTTGGTTTGCTTGTAGAACTATCAATGTAGAAAGCTCCATTAAACACACCAATTAGAGGAGCGTGTCCAGTATTATCGAACGCTGCTCCACCTGATCCTGTGTCATCAGTTGTTGCGAAACTTGCATCTTGTAAATAACCTTGGTCGCCAGAAGCATCCTGGATAGACACTGGGTTATTTTTGAAGATACCAACACCTAGGCCTGATTTGATTTTGTAGTTAGATTGACCAGAAGTTGCTGGAGTGTTTCCAACAGTTGAAGTCGTTCTTAACCCAAAACCTACTGTACTTGCATTTGCCATAGTATTTGTTTCCTTTATATGTACCTGCCCCGAAGGGCCTCCAGTACGGGTTTAATTTATTTTGTTGGGTAGGAATAGTTAAAAGATTAACTTTTCTTTGTACCACCAAAAGTTACACGAGTATTAGATTCCTTATGGAATTTCATACTAGGGTGCTGTTCCTTCATAAGATTGTTCTCTACTGCTTCTTCTTTTGCATCGTTTTGCTTTTTATAATAAGCATCGATTTGAAGCGCAATCTCCTCTGGTATCCTAGCCAGCAATAGGCCGCCCACTCCAATTATCCCTGCGTATCTGCCTTCAGTCATCTCTGGATATATTGTGTCAGGATATTCGTCAGCTCTCACTAACTCCCATCCTTCTCTCAAAGAAGATGCAACATTTTTTGCATCTGATGTCCCGAGTATCTCGGCACGTATCCATTGATGTCTATATCCAGTTGGCGCTGGGGGTGCATCAAGTGAGTTGGGTGGAGTCCAAACTTTTTTGACTTCTATTTTGTCTCTAGTTTGACTCGCACGAGAAGTTTTTATTTTTTCATTTTCCATTTTATGCTCCTTCCGTGATTTTTAATTGTTTTGCATAAGCTTCTAGCGGCACGCCTAATCTTTTAGCAATTGCTACTTGTGACGGCGAGAGTTTCACAATTTTGCGTCCTTTACTTGTAGAGGCCGAACGTCTAGCCGAAGCTACATTTTGAGCAGGTTTTGCTCTTTCTGTAGTAGTATCTTCTACCTTATCAAATTTATGCGGAAATTCAAGTCTTATTCTTCTATCTACTTCCGTATAATATTCATTTGATTGAGGGTCGAATCCTTCCTTTTCTACCAATGTTTTATGTATGTCAAAGGCAGTATAAGTCATTGCAGAATCATTACCAAACCAAGTATTTCTAGAAGCCCATTCTTCAGCTCTAGGATCACTTTGTTGTTGTGGTACTCTTTGTTGAGGAGTAATATTTACTTCTCTTTCTTGAGCTTTTGGTCTGTTTTCATTTGCAACTTTAATAGAATTAACTCTAGCTTCATCCATTGTCAAAGCAGCTAACTGTTGTTGTGCTGCAATTTGTGCTTCAACGTCTTGAGACTCAATAGCATTTTTAAGTGCTAGTTTTGCTGCTGCTAAACCTGTTTTAACTCTAGTTTCAAATTCAGAAACATAAGAACTATCCATTTTAGAGATACGTCCTTCCATTTCATCGTTCTTACTTTTGATAGATTGAGCATATTGAAGAGCTTCTTCTCTTTGTCTTTCTGCTTCTCTCATTTTACGAGTAAGTTTAGCAATACGTTTTTGAACGCCTTCGCTGTATTCTTTTAACTCGTCCTTTTCTTCTTTTTTTTCAAGTTTAGTTTCTCTTTCGTTTTCAGATACTTCTTCAACTTCTATTTTTTCTTCTTCAGGTGCCTCAACTTTTTCTGGTTCACCTTTGTCATCTAAATTAATTTCGGCTCCTTGTTCTTCACCTACATCAATTAGATTTTCTGTTTTTTCGTTTTCTGTTGGCATAGTTTCCTTCCTATGTTAAATATAATGAAGAACTGATTCAGGATCACCTATGGTCCCTAACACTTCATCATCGTTTAGTATTCGCACTTCTCCACCTTCAATCGGTAAACGTGCGCCAGCATATCTAGCAAACATTACCCAATCTCCTATTTTACACCACGGCTTATTAAATTTATCTTTATCCGCGTATGCAAGATCTCCCATTTTTAAAACATAACCACAAGTAGTTGCGATTCTAGCTTTGTCTAATTGTTCTTGAGAGAATAAAATTCCACCTTTAGTTTTTTCTTTTGGTGTAAAAGGTAAAACTAAAGGTCTGTATCCAACCGGTTCTGGTAATTGGTCAGCTACATCTTTAATATTGTTTTCGTCTAATCTTTTTACGTGAGGCTCTTCTTTTTTTTCTGCTTCGTATTTATCTTGAAGACCAAGTTTAATTTTTGGTACTTCCTTTGATGTCGATAACGTTTCCTTGCTCATTTTTTTGCTCCTTTGGTTCTAGCAGGTTAGAGATTTCCTGTAATGTTAATTGGTAAGCGTGTGCTTGTCCTAGCATATACTTATATTTCTCCATACTGTCAACCCCGCCTGTCATCATCGAGTCTCCTATTTGTTGAACAGTAGCATTTATTCTTTTCTTAAGTTTATCTATTATTATTAAATCATCCATTTTTTCTCTTCCTTTTCTTTTTTAAAAGTTTAACTCTTGTATGCCAGCACCATTCAGTAATTTTTATAACACCTGTTTCTACAAAAGAGATTGCATCATCTAATTTAGCAAAAAAGTTATAAATAAATCGATCTAGCATTTCCATCTTCTACGTGCCTGTCGAAGTCTCGAATTTGGATTGGCCGCAGCTTTAGGAAATTTTTTCATTTGACCTGCACTTCTTGCGCAGTATGATTTTCGCCTTTTAGCGGCAGCGGACCCTTTTTTAACTTTACCAGTCACAGCTGTTTTTAATTTTGAACCGGGATTTTTTCTTCTATAGGCAGCGACACCGGCTCGTGTCATACCTGCTCCAGACTTTGTAGGTCTAAAGTTTTTTTTATTTCTAGCAGGCATATTGTCTTGTTTTCTCATACTATGCCTCCCATACTCATTTTTTTACGTTTTGCAAATGTTGCAACGTTAGTCGGTTTAGGACCTGTATTCCCTGCAGCTCTCTTTCGTTTGACAGCACTCGCCTTTTGCGACTTTGTCATTCGTGTGGCTTTTGCAAGTGGTACGCATTTCGGATATTTTCTCTTGCTCCCTTTTTGACGTCCACAAGGTTGATACTTGCCGTCCTTCTTCGGAGCCCCGATGTCTACCCATTTCTCGTCCAACCATTTTTTTAAACCACTCATTAAACAACTTTGGTTACTTTTCTTCTGTCCTTCATAATACCACCACAACCTTTAGCAATACCGCCTTGTGAATAACTTGATACAGCTTTTCTAGCTTGTGATATTTTATTTACAGAACCACCGTCAGCTTTTTTAGTTCTACCTACTTTACCTTTGCAATATTTGGATGCCCAAATGTTTGCATAAGCTGAAGGGTATACCTTGAACTTTTTCTTTGCTGCAGCTTTACCTGCTGGACAGAGTTTAGCCATTACTTAACGCTTCCGCCTTTTTTCATAAATCCCATTTTATTTCTGATTTTTCTAGGAAGTTTTTTTAAACCTTTTCCTTTTTTACCAGCTGGGACTTTTTTTAAGTTTTTTTTCATTACTTATTTATCTTTCCAGATTTTTTAGCTTTAGAACCAAATTTTCCATAAGACTCATCTCTTGAATCTTTCAATTGTTTTTTAGTTCTTTTTTTTCTGATTCTCATTGCAATAGATTCATCTTTTCTATCTTTGTAACCCTGTTTTTTCTTTTTAACAGAACCACCTTTTTTGTACATAGCTCCACCTTTCATACCCATATCATCTTTGTAGTATCCTGAAGCCATATCTTTTCTAGCAGTAGACATTCCGCCACCTGCTTTTTTTACTCTAGCGCCACCTCTTGGTTGAGCAACTTGAGTGTTGTATCTTGGATTTGCCATTATTTTTTTCCTCCGTTTTTAAATATTTGTGTTCCCTTTATACCAAAAATTGATCCCACGACAAGGATCCAAAGGGTACTGAACCAAGTCGGGAGTGCCGCGAAATGTTCGAAGAAAGTTTTTACTTTTTCCAAAGCGCCCGGATCGTCCGAGAAGACCCCCCAAGCGAGCACCACTATGGGCGCCGAGAGAATTACGAGAACGAATTCGTCCTTGTAGTCATTCTGACGTGCCTCTAACAACTTACCCTGGTAAGCTTCCTCACCTCGAGCTTGTCGTTCAGCGTGCAGTAATTGAGCATCAGACATCGCGACTTTTGCCTTCTGCTTGTTAGCATAAATTTTACTACCAGCAGAAACGGCTAATTTAATTGCCGATAACCACATTGTTTAGTACCATTTAGCTTGAACAGGTTTTTTATCCGCTCTCATAGCTTTTGTTCCTCTAACAGTTACTGTTTGAGTTTCAAAAGGGTCTGTAGCTTGGATTGTAACGCCACCTGTTTTGTATCCATCTTTACCAACGCCTAATTCTGGAACAGCTTTAGGGTCTTTTGCTTTTTTGATCATAGTTTTCTCCTTAATGTAATTTATATCTAGTTTTTCTTAAAATTTCTACCGAAATCGTGACGTTTACTAGCATCAGCCATTTGTTGTTTAGCTAATGACACGCCTGCTCTTAAATTTGCTAGTTCTTCGTTCTGTTCTAGCTTTTCATCATGCTGTGATTGGTTCATCATTGCTTTCATTTTGTCTAAATTTAATCTTTCTTGACCTTCTTCTTCTCTTCTTTGGTTTTCTGCAGCTTTTAAGTCAACTTCTCTTGATTTAATCTTTAATAATGGGTCTCCAGCGAACTCACCAGTAATTTTTTCTTCTTCTTTAGCATAATCTTCTTGCATTTCAGCTACTAACTGCGCTTTTCTAGCTTCAATAGCGTTTGTTATCTGTTGAACTCGTTGTTGTTGCTGCATCATCTGTGGATTTTGCATCATACCTTGTGCCATCGCAGGATTTTGTGCTCCCATTTGTTGCATTTGTGCTTGGATCATTTGTAATTCTTGTAATTCTTCTACAAATTCTATTTGAACTTGTTCTTGTGCCATTAAACTTATGTGTTCAAGTATATTTTTTTGCATTGCAGCCATAACTATAGGATTATTTTGTACCATATTTAATCTCATAAAGTTTAAGTGTGCATCAATGTGAGCTTTGTGGTCTTGACCAGGGAAAGCTTGAAATGGTTTTTGTGACATTGCTAAAATATGTTCTAATGCAGGGTCCATCGGCATTGGTTGTGCCGGTGGAGGTAAGATTGCATTAACATTTTTCACACCCAGCGCATCGTACATAGATCTGTACGCTTGGTACATATTATGCATTTGAGGATTTGATTGCGCTAGTTGTAATTGACTTTGTGCAATAGATATTCTTTGCGTCTGTGAGAAGATGTTTGGATCTGCTACAGGTAATATATCTATTCTATCATCAAAGTCTTGAACCTTAATTTCTCTTGATGCACCAGGAACATCGTAAGGATAAACCGGTGGTAAGTATGTTTTAAATACTTCTGCTAATAATTTAAATTCTTCTTTTAAACCTACGTATAATCTTTTGTGAATCGCAGACATAACTCTAGAGCCACGTTCTAATAGTGCAACTGTAGTTCCAACTGCAGCTTGTTGATTCATATCACCAACTTGCATATCAGATATTGCTGCAAATCTTTGACCTGCAGAAACTACAACACCCATTAATTGTAATAGTGTTGCATCAGGTCCTTTGAAAGGTAAAGTCATAAACTGATCTTTAATATTTCCACCAGGTGCATCTACATCTCTAAACTCACCAGGTTGTAATGGTTGTGCATCATCTCTAACTCTAATACCACGTGACTTAAATCCTGCTGGTAAGTTTGCTAAAGTTCCTGCGTCCAACAATTGTCTTAACGCTGCTGTTGCAGTTCTAGTTAAACCACCAATCATATGAATTAAACCAAAACCATAAAATCCTGTGCCAGGTAAAAATTTAAATTGTACAAAGTAATTTATTTTATTTTTTCTAGGGTCTTCTGCTTTGTAATTTCTTCTTATGGATAAAACTTTACTGTTAGCTTGTGCAACAGTAATAACATATGGAAGTTTAATTCCAGTAGGCTCACCATCTTCTCCAACATCCTCGTAACCTTCTAAATCTAAATTAGTATGTATTTCATACAAAGTGTATTGATCTTCTTGGCCATCTTTTTGAATTCCTTCAAGCTCTAATTTTTTATCTTCTAATTGATTTTCTGTAACAGGTGGTTCACCTAATTCTATGTCTCTATAAAAACCATTAACTTGTTGTTTTCTTAATTCGTTTTCTGAAATTTTAATTACGTGAATAATTGCTTCTGCATCATCTAAAGAGTTTGCAGAATACGGTACGACTAAATCTTCAGCCGGTACAAATTTTGATACCGCCCTACCTAAAAGATCGTCGTAGTAAACTTTCTTAAAGGTAGATCCGGAAAGAGGGAGGAAAAAAAGCATTTGATCAAACTCTGGCTCATATTCTTTCATCTGATCCATAATCTGATAGTTCATAAAATCTTTTACCCGTTTTGCTTGTTCTTCTTTTGGAATAGTTACATCACCCAAAATTTGAGTTCGTACTGGTCCGTCAGAAGGAAGCAATTCTTTGTAAGCTTGCGCTTGAAACTGTGTAACTGATTCAGCAAGTACAGGGTGATTAACACCTGATGCACCTCTGAATGGTTCTGTTCTTCTTTCGTATTTAAAACCTAAAAGTTCTAAACCATTTCTGTAAGTGTCTTCCCAATCACTACGAGATTCTTTGTACTCGTTGTATTGTTCGATCATTTTATTGCCTAATGGATCTAAAACGTTATCTTCTAAAGTTTCTGCAAGGTTTGCAAAATGATCTTGATTAGGATCTATTTCTGAAGTGTTAGGATTAAACGAAACTTCTGCTCCACCATCTTCAGTCATATCTACTTCAACAGGTCCTGTTGGAGTATCAATTACTTCCGCTGATTTTACGCTTTCAATTTCAATATCCTCACCTTGAGACTTATTGTTTTCTTCTACGTTGGGTAATGGTTTATCTATAGTTGCCATTTGGCTATTCTACCTTCTTTTAAATAATGATTCAACACCTGACTCGCTAATATCAGGTATTTTAATTACTGTCAAACTTATATCCCCGTCGATAGAACCACCATCGGCTTGTTTAGTTCTGTTCATATCCTTAATTATTCTTAAAACTTCATCTGGTCCTTTACCTTTTCTCATCATTGCAAAAGCTTCATCTAGTGTTGCTAATACTTCTGCTTTTCTTTGTGGATTGTTATCTATTAAAATACTATCTAATAAATCGTCTGTTATTCCTGGATATCGAGCTTTTAACTCTAATCGTTCTGTCATTTGAGGTGCCATTTCTCTTGCTATTCTTAAATCCTCTAACTCTTGTACTTCATCACGAGTTATTAGTTTTGATTCTCCTGAAAGTTCTGCTTCCTCAAGTTTTTTTTCTAAAAATTTTTCTCTGCCTTTTTCTCCCGGCTTTGGATCTAATCTACCAGCTTTGTATTGTTGATACATATATTTTGTTTCATCTTCTGATTCTTTTAATAGTCTTCTTGCATCAGCAAGTGTACCATCCCAGTTATAATATTCCTCTGATGGGTCTAAACCAAATTCGTCTGCAAACTCTCTTATTTCTTCATCCGTCATTTGTTTGTTTGGATTTGGATTTCTTGCTTCAAAGTCGTCAAATACTTTTGATTTGCTTTCTACTTTGTCAGCAGTTGTAATTGCATCATCGCCAAATTTACTTTTAATAAGTTGCAGTGCTGCTTGTAGACCTTTTGGTACACCACCTCTAAACATTCCAACTCTACCACCTGCTGCAAAACCTTTTTTACCTTTTAAAAACTTTTCAAGGTTTGTAATACCACCTGTAATTTCTTCTTGTACATCTTTGTAATATTCATCTCCACCCATTTTGTAAACTTCTTCATTTTCAAGAAGTTCTGTGTATCCTGGACCGAGCTCTATATCTTTTACAAGTTCTGCTCCAGCTTTTGTACCTTGGTCTGTATCAAAGTATACAGAACTGCTTCCACTACCTACATCTACATCAACTGTAATGTCTGGTCTATCTGGGTGTTTAAAAGTTTGAATTCTATCTGACTCATTAACTAAAGTTCCTTCGTCCATAACTTTCTTAATTACAGAGTTAAAAAAATCTACACCTTGACTTGCAACTTGCTCAATACCTTCACGCGCACCTTCAGTTTTAAATACGTTTACGTATTTACCAATAGCGGGTGCACTTGCTAAAGCAATCAATCCTTTTATAAAACTTCGTCTATTCATCTTTGTTAAATAAGTTGTATATCATACCTTCTTGGTTTTGATAATTTTTATAAGCATCATAGCCTGACATTCCTAATCCTAGTGCTAGTCCTGGTAATCCTAAAAATCTTGATGCTCCTGCAATCATTTTTGGACTCATACCCATTCTTAAAATCTGTCCTGTAATTCCTGGTCTTGCTGCACCTACATTGCTTAAGTTAAAATAGTTTCTTGCACCTTCTAACATTGTTCGTTTAGGTGCATTTTTTACAACTCCAGAAAGTTTTGATAATGGTTCCATTAATGAAACACCTAATGCAGGTCCTAATGGATCTGTTAAAATGTCTGTCATCGTTTCACCTTCTTCTAGTCGTTTAGTGCCGATTGCTCCTTCGTATAAACCTGTAAGTAATGGTGTTCCAAAAGTTGTAAGCACTGGTCTCAACGCACCACTAATTCCAAGTGCAGATCTAACTCTACCTCTACCCAAATCTCTTGCAGCTTTGTAAGCCCCTGGTACTTCTTGTGCAGCAAAACCAATAGATGTTCCTGCTGTAACTTTTAATGGGTTATCTTTTACATATTCTAAAATTTGATTTTGGTCTGCTTTTTGATCTGTGTTTGCATTTACAATTGATCCCTGTGTAGCATCATATTTAAGTGGTTCGCTGACTTGTGGTTGTTTAACTTCTTCTGCAGCTAACGCAGTTGCAAATAAAGGAAGAGCAGCGGCTCCACCTAAAAGTTTCATACCTCTACCACCTTTAGCAATTTTTCCAGCAACATTAGTTAGTGCAGTTCTAAATATTCTAGACTCTGGTGTATTTGTTTTATAAAAATCAAAAAATTCTTCTGTTGTTTTTAAATTTTTAGTTACATTGTATAAATTTTCTAATTCAGGTTCAGGAACAAATTTAAATTTTTTATTTGCTTTTATTTCTTTTCTTAAAGTACCAAAATCATCATTAGTAGGGTCTGCTATATATTGTTTATATAATTCATTATGGTGAGAAGCATTTTTTAAAAATTTATTAATACCAGTATTTTTTCTACCCATTGGTCCTTGTTTACTTAAAATAGATTCTTGTGATGTTACTGCAAAAGGTTTTTTAGGATTACCGTCTTTAAAGTCAATATAACCTTGTTCATAACCACCTGTACGTTTAGCAACAGTTCTAACTAAATTAGCTACTATTTTTTTATATTGATCGTAAGATATTTTACCATCTCTAAAGTCTTTAGCTGCGTTTATAATTTGATTATCAAATTGTGCTTTAAATTGATTTAAAAAATTAGAAGTTCTTTCTCCTTTTAAATAATTACTTCTAGGCAGTTTAAAATCTTTAATTAATGCTTTAGGCATTGAGTGTTCTAATTGTGTGCCTGTTTGAGTTATTTTTTTTGCAGCTCTCTCTACCGAGTCCATCATATCAACTGTTTTTTTAGAATAACCTTCTGCTAAAAATAAAGTTCTATTGAATCTTGCATCAGGAAAACGTTTTATATTTTCTTTTACTTTTTCATCTACTACAAAATCTTCTCTTCCTGTTTTATAAATTTCTTTTAATTTAGCTGTTCCTTGTAAAAATGCTTTTGGACTCATTTCTACTTTTTCTGCCATTTCTTTTACAACAGGAGAATCAACTTTTAATTGAGTTTTAGGTAAATCTGTTTCTGAAATTACTTCTTGTATTTTAGTTAATCTTTCTGTCACTTCAGGATCTACATATTGATTACCTAGTTGAACATTTTTTGTAATTAAATTTCTTAAACCTGTGTCGTATAAAGTTGTTCTAGATATTTTATATTTGTCTAAAATATCTTTTATTAAAACTCCTGGTTTATTTGCATAAGTAGTAAATTCTTTTTTTAATTTTGGATTATCTAAAATTTTTCTAGCATTGTCTTCAAATTGATTTAGTCCTACTATTTTAGGTCTGTTTGCTAATTCTGTTTTTGTAATTTTTGTAGGAAGTTTTCCTTCCTTCATTTCCTTAATAATAGATTCTAAAGTTGTAGAACTTCTGCCTTTGTACCCAGGAATATACTTCTCACTTAACTTTATACTACTCATACCTTTTAAGTAGTCAGCTTTTATTTCAGGTAACTTTCCTTCTAATAAAATACGAGTCGCACTTTTAGGCATTATCCCCTCCCAAAAGCGGATTTAATCTTTCCAATGATATGGCAAGCAGGTTCGAAGATAGCTCTGTAAATTCTGCCAAGCGGGTCTCGTTTTTTGCCTTTCATTATTTTAAACATATCAGCAGTTACGTGTCTGCCCATATGCTCTAGAACTTTTCTAACCGCTGTGTTTATTTTACCTTCACCTTTTGCAATCTTAACTAATGGTAAGAATATTGCGTGGTATCCTTTTTGATATTCTGGTCCGTAGCTTTCGTGAAACTTCATCCAGATTTTATTTCTAAACGAACCGAAACCATATCTTTCATTCATCATCGTACAGACAACTTTACCACCACCAGTTCCACCACTACCACTACTATCTTTATCAGTATATTGTTGTCCTCTTCTAGATTCTTGCAGTGCTGCAGAAATTGCATTTTTTTGAGCTTGAGTTGTTCCTGCATCTCTTGGATTACTTCTAGTAGATTTACCTGATGTAATTCTATCTATCATTGCATCTGTTCTGTTTTGAGCTTGTCTATCAGCTCTTGCTTGTTCGTATTGTGATTGAGTATTAGGTCTTCCTGTTAATGGATTAATGCCTCTCATCTTACCAGCAAATTTATTACCTAAAGATCCAATGCCTGAAGCTATTTGACCAACTTTTCCTGTTCTAATATTATTAAATAAATTTGCACCTTTTACGACTCCTTGATATGGACCTGTATAAGCTAAAGACGCTAGACCTAAAAGATCGTTAAAAAAATTTCTTTTTGTAGTAGGCTCTTCATTAAGTGGTGCTGCATCAAAGAACTGTCCGTAGTCTGGATTTTGTTGCATTGCAATTTCATTCATTCTTGCTTCTCTTGCATTTAATGCATTTTGAAAACCTGGATCTACTTG